TATCTTTAGTTGTTTTATCTATAAAGTCTAAATGCTGTATTGAGCCTTCGTTCATGATGATCGATTGCCATACCTCTTGCGTATCCTTGCCCATGGAATATAGGATCTTTTGTAGGTAGACGTTCTTGACCAGATGCGATCCTGCACGAGTTCTATGCACATATGCGTTAGACTTAATAGGCTCAATGGAAGCAGAGCAACCACAAATAATACTACTATTAGCATTGGGTGCCACTGCGATTAAATGCATATTTCTTGTCAACACTTTTTCAACGCTTAAGACTTTCATTTCCATCCTTCTTTTATGTGGGTTTCTCTGTGGCAATTAGGGCATAACATCACACATTTTTTAACTTCACTCAAAAGTGTTGAAATGGCTCCACATAGTATTTGTTTTACTTCTCTATGTTTATCTTTTTTATCAACGTGATGAAAGTCAAAAAACGAAGGTGTCTTGTGTGTCATTTTACATATATTACACTGCTTTAAAAGCATCTCATATAGCAGCGTTTCTCTTTCCGACCTAAGTTTTTTTGTGCGAGCTGACTTGCATTCTTTACATTCTCCGGCCCTCCCTGTTTTAGTAACACTAGCTATGGGAAAATCTATATATTGTTTTTCAATACTGCACACTTTGCAAATTAACAATTTCATCTCCTTCTTGCAAGTCTTTAACTAGCAAAGTTATATCTTGCTCTTTTCTTTTTGCAAGAACTGTGTGATTCTTACTTAAAATAAAATTGCCATCTGTTGTTTTTACCTCTAATACTTCGTCTGCGTCTAAGCAGTTACCCCTTGTAATTGCCATAGACTTTGTAGCTTTAATTGCTTGCTCTTGGATATGTTTGAACATTCTAATGTTTGCAATCTTAGCTGACAGCCCTTCAAATGGGATACCTTTGCTTTGTAGATAACCATGGAAACCCATAGCACCTAAGCCTAACGATCTCTCTGCCTCTGCACTACGGATAGCTTTATGGATCTCACGTGGTGCATTATCGATAAAGGCTTGCAATACATTGTCTAAGAAAACAGTTAGGTCATAGACCATATCTGTATCTACCCACTCATCAAACTTCTCTAAGTTCACAGAAGATAGACAACATACTGCAGTACGATCTTCACTTGTAGCTAAGTGTATTTCGTTGCATAGATTGCTACCGTGTACCTTTAAACCTAATGCTTTCTGCTGTGGATTAAGCTGCCTGTTAGCTTCGTCAATGAAGTTGATATAGGGACTGCCAGTACGAAATCTAGCTTCAAGGATACGTTGCCATAGATCCCTAGCTTTTATTGTTCCACGTACATCTTTATTAGCAGGATCAATCAAGTGCCACTCAAGATCCTTCTCTACTGCTTCCATAAACTTGTCAGTGACATTGACTGCGTTAAATAGATTGAAGCATTTTCTATTGATGTCACCACCAGTGGGTACTTTAAAATTAATAAACTCAACAATGTCAGGGTGACTAATATCCAAGTACGCAGCATAGCTACCTTTCCGTGTCTTGCCTTGTTTGTATGCAGTCATCTGACTATCTACAACTTTCATAAAAGGTATAGGTCCTGGTGCTTTATCACTGACACCACGTACATCTGACCAATGCCCACCTACACCTCCACCTTTTACTGATAGCCATGCAACTTCTGCATTGTGATCTACAAGGGAAGTCAGGTTATCACCTATGTATGTAAGAAAACATGAGATAGGTAAAGCCTTAAAGTACTCACCTACACGTGGTGCATTACTAAGTACGGGGCTGGCAAACATGAACCAACCCTTAGATGCATAGTCATAGATACGCTGTGCAAATGGTTTGTTGTGACCACAGTAAGCTAACGCAGCACGAGCATATGCTTCTTGTGGACTCCTCTCACCGGGGAGCATGTAGTAGTCTTGTAGTAACTGCGTAGCTTGCTCTGACAGTAACCAATCACGGGAGATATCAATCTGTATACCGTGATAGTCCATTAATGATTCTTTCATTCTAAGCCCTCAATATTAATGATGATATCGTCAGTCTTTGTAGCACCTATGTCATGCATGGCATTGATGATTGCATCCTTAATCTCATCTTCAAGGTACAGTATATCTGTGTATACAGTTGGCATTTCTTTCTTATCGAATGTAACCACAAAGCTAACATCTGCATAGGCAGTGCTATCTTCTAGATCTTCAATCTCATCGAATAACTTGAGTTGTTTCATTACTTCAGTGCCCCTGTAATTTCATTGGGCTTAAATGCCCCCATCAATTCAATTGTCTTATTCAGATACCACTGGGCTTTACGTGCGTCCTCAAGTGGCTTGCTTTTGTGCATCATGCGGATGGTGTACTTTAGTACATTACCACGGCAATAAGCAATAGCACCTTCTGTCCCTAATGTATCTACAATAATATCAATTGTTTCATATTTACCCATGTTGTAATGGGCAGGGCTATTGACCATATCCATCTATGCATTCCCCCTAGTCTTAGTCCAAGCACTAAGCTTATACACATTGTCTGATGTACCTATCATCTGCTCCACTTCATCTAACTTATCTTGATCCAGTAACTCTCCACGATCTACGTATTCAATCATTGCTTTCATAACTTGATGATGAAACTCTTCATCTTCAGTGATCAAACGAAAGCATGTGATCATCATGTTAGTGAGTTCTTCAATAGCCCCTATTGATTCCTCTGAGCCTTTATCTACAGGCATGATAGCAATATTAAGATCTAATGTACCTGTCCATGTACCGTCTTTCTCAAAGTTAGGACTTAGTACAAGTGCTACATCATCGTCATTAAATACATTATCAGGATTCATTTTGCTTTTTATCCTTAAAGATAATTAGTTTCTCTGGAAAATAACTCTTTGGTGATTCTTCTGCCCATTCTAGTGGGACATACTTAACTGCATACTGGAATCCATTCTTTTCACACCAGGATGCATAGGTACTCTTAGATACTTTACTTAGCTTCCTATCTGCCCTTTCAAATACAAACCTTACATCAAGCATTGGGTGTTGCTGCTTGATAAGTAAATGCTTGCGTCTATCTTGTGAAGTAAATAAACCCTTAGTTTCTACTATAACACCATTGGGGAGTAAGAAGTCAGGTGTATATTTCCTATACATAAGATCTTCCCATTCGATCTTAATGTGTTCGTACTTAGCATGTATACCATTCTCTTTTAAATGCTCTTGTACTTTAACTTCTAACCCACTTCTGTAGCCATACTTTTTGCCTACAGCCCAGGCTTTACGGGTGTCATGTATTGTCTTTACTTTCATTTTCTTTCTTCTTGATAAAGACATACGAGACAGTTGGGGGATTTTCTGCCCTTGAGACAAGTGATGGTCTTTCTTCAAGACCTTCCCAACATGCGTACCTGTAACTGCACCACTGACACTCTTTGCCAAGGACTTTGTTACCCGTTGGCTTGTTGTAATATGTTTCTTCCTCTGCCTCATAGCACCTGCGAAATATATTCCCTTCAAGTTCTGCGGCGATTGCTTTGATATTCTCCGCATGTACATCAACATTTAAACCATCTGCAGGTACATACTTAAACTGTCCTGTAGCTTTATTAACTACCCACCATCCTCCTGCCTCTATGCCCATAGCTTTAGCGTAACCAGCTAGCTGTGCTAGATATCCAAAGGAATCACCATCAGCAAGAGATTGGAAAGACTTAAACTTATTCTCATAGGACCACGGTGAGGCAGACTTAATATCATCTACCTTACCGTCCATAACAATATCAGGTGTGCCGTGAATCTTGTACTCACCTAGATCAAGGGTAACCCTCTCTCCATCTGAGTATGCTACCCCTGTCTGTTTAAGCAATCCCTTGAATATAGCTTCAATGATATCGCCTATCATCATGTTCATGACGAAGTTAGTACTATATGGTATTGCCTTATGTGGCTCATTCTTATCGAACCACAATTGGCAATACGCCCTGCCTACGTTAGACATACGTAATGAAAATCCATTGTCTAACTTATCTACAAACTGCCGAGTTAAGGCAGCACGTATGTCCTCTACAATCTGTTCAATCACTTCTGGTGATAACGTACTATCACCAAACCGTAGATTGGAGAGGTACTGGTGTACCTTAAGCTCAGCAGGATGGTTCATTAGGCAGCTACGTCCACATCGACAAACTCTTCGACAAGCGTATCATCACGCTCCTGTTCTTTCTTAGCTGACCCCTCATTAAACTTCTTAATGATGTAATCATTATAATTACTGATCCAATCATTAAAGTTAGCAAAGGTTACCTGATCCTTATCTTCTAAGGAAAGCACATTACCAAAGTCCACATTAAATATGGGCGTAAAGAACTGCTCACCATTAGGAAGTGGATTAGCTTCTGTACCAAGGTGTACCGAATGCTGAGGTAGCAAACGATTCTGCTTAGCAAACAGAGCAATGACTGCACCTGCAGATTTAAATGCATCCTTATTGTCAATCTCCCAAATGAATGGGATATTGTTATCAATCATAACGGACTGACCATCTGCAGTGTATACATCATTGGCTGAGATCTCACCAAATAATACACGTACACGCTTGATAGATTTCATCAGTGTCTTGATTTCTGTAGGCAATGCACTATAATCCTTGATCCAACCTGAAGGCTTACCACAATTAAACCCACCCTGGTTATCCCTGAGATCTGCATTAAGATCTTTATCCATCACTGTCTTCACATAAATGTTGGGTTCACCTTTTACGAATCGCTTGTACATGAATCGTTGATTAAACAAACGAATGCTAGGATTCTGTAGGTAGTAATCTATTTCATTGTAGTTAAGAACATACAAGCCAGCTTCAAGAACTTCTACTTTCTTGATCTTGCCTTTGATCTCTTCTTCACCCATCACTGCCTTGTGACTAATCTTCAAGCGAGCCAGATTGCTTGATTGCTTGGAAGTCTTCATGTCCACTGACATACCCATAGCATCTGCCATGGCAGCGAAGTTGCCATTGTTTACGAGTGTTAAACTTGTACCCATTTAATTTCCTTAATTTAAAGTGGTTTGTGGAACATCTTTTTGTTCAAGCCAATTATTTCCTATCTTTGCTTCCAATGCAAGTGGCACATTGAAATCTATCGACCATCTCCTGTTAATGAGATTGATAAGATCAGCTTGAACTACGTCGATAACTTGTACTACATACTCAATTTCATCTGGGTGTACATCAATCACAATCGAATCGTGCACAGAATTTACCACACAACTTTCATAATGCACAAGTCGTTTATGTATTTCTACCAATGCTAATGGAACTATATCTGCAGTTGCAAATGCTTGCACAGGATAATTCTTTATCTGTGTAAAGTTTGTTACAGTGCCATCTCTCTTACGCTGTGTGTTAGGGAATACAAACTCCCTGCCACTGGGCAGTTTAATGTACCCATAACTAACTACCTGCCTTGCAAGTTGCTTATGCCATTGGGCTACTCCCTGATATTTCTCCATGAAGTGTTCGTAGTACGCCGATTCTGCAGGTGTTCTTCCATATCCTGTGGCTCCGTACAGGGGTGCGAATGTATGAGTCTTAGCTGTTTGTCTAGATGTTGTTTGGCCTGCCTCCGTAATAACCTTTGCTGTGTACGAGTGAACATCAAATCCTTCTTTGACTTCTTTGATTGCTGTTTCATCTTGAGATAAGAAAGCTGCAACCCTGAATTCTAGTTGAGCAAAGTCAGCTTCCATAATCTTCCCACCTTCCCAACGTGAAACAAATACACGCTTCACAGGAAATGTATTTCCTCTTGGCATGTTTTGCATGTTGGGATTGGAACCACTGAATCTGCCTGTTGCAGTGATGTGCTGATTCAATCTCACATGCAACATGCCATCATCTTTTATGAAAGCTGCAATGCCATCTACGAAATTGCTGAGGTAACTGTCCAGGGCTGACAGTCTTCTGAGCTTACTTAAAAACTCAGATGCCTCATGCATTTGCTTTGATACCGCTACCCTTTCAAGTATTTCAAGGTTGTCTTTTGATGTACCGAAACCATTGGCTGATGCCCACTTTGAATTGGGGGCTGTGAACTTGAGTCCTGCGACATCTTTCGTCTGCTCATAGATAAAGCCTGAGCCATTACATGCATTGCATTTCGTAGCCCTCTTGAATGCTGAACCATCTTTTTTAACTTTATAGATAGATCCTACACCAGAGCAATCACTACACTGTATAGCTTTTGTTTTATACAAGGTAGCGAAGTTCTGTTTCACTGCCACTTTAAAATCTGCATCGGACATGTAAGGTGTGATAGCTGATACCCACCTAGACTTGTCTAATGGTTTCCTACTATAAACTACCCACGATAATTGCTCAGGACTATTGAGATTGATCGGTGTGTCACCCATAAGCTTATGCACCTGATCATTTAAATACTTCTCAATGTCAGACTTCTCGGTAATGAACTGGTGTCTCACTTGTTCCAGTGCTTCCATGTCTACCTTGAACCCTGCCTGATACATCCTAGCAAGCACTACAGTGACTTCGTTAGTGAGATCCATAGTACCCACTAGCCCCGCATATTCAGGCTGTTGTAGCTTGTTCTGGATGGATTTGTATACCCATTCAGTAGCACCTAGATCATGGCATAAGTATTCCGAGAGTGTTGCATGGGGGATATCTCGTACTGAGATACCACGTTTGAGATAATCTTTGATGACATCTTGTTTCTGGACAGGGGAGTTGTGCCTCATTGCCACTGATCCCAAGTCAAGGGGGTTAGTTATACCACGCAGTAAGATGTATTCACCTAACATTGTGTCGAATACTTTACCTGTGTACTTAAACCCACACTCCCAGAGCCACAATAGATCATGAGATATATTGTGCCCTACAAGTAAGGTAGTTTTATTGAGAGCTTCCTGTACATAATGTCGGTACTTATCTACATTTACCTGCACTTCCGAATGATCGAAGGTATAGACTTGTGGTTCTTGGTCAAGGTGCTTGACACCTACCATGACTAAAGTATTACCTTTCTCGAATGGATCTAAGTGTTTCTTTCCATCTCGTACTGTGATTGTGTTCTCAACGTCCAGTATCGTAATCATCTTTATACAACTCCCTCACTAATCTGGATGATACCAGATAGTAGTTGTGTAACTCGGTTGTCTGTTCTTCGTGTTTTTCTTTAAGGATATTAGCAGCTTCACGTATACCTGCTTCAAATCCTTTTATAAACACTCTCATCCTGCCATTAGCAGCTTCAACACCTGCGGGAGTCATGGGTACTTGATAGGCTTCGTACTCTCTCCATGCTTCATAGGCTCGTGATCTCATTGATTGCGCCCCTTTAACTTGATTCTTTCAGTCGTAGTCCTGTTACGATATTTACCACTGATTCTTCTCCTTCAAGGCTTGCTCAATGGCACGGGCAAAACCCCACCGATCAAAATACTCAGAATTACTCGCATCAAATTTTTCAGACAGATAACCCAAATCTTGTATCTCCTCATCCGTCAGCCCAACCCATTGCTTTTTTGGTGGTGCGGTGTACACAGGCTGCGGGCTATAGACTTTGTCCTGTGGCTTTTTGCGAAAGTACACATGCCCGGTGCCAGTTGTGTGCATCCACGCCACAGGCTTTTGCTCTGTCTCCAGTGCTTGGCGGAGTTCGTCAATTTCTTCCTGCATCCGAGCCTGAATCATGCGTTCGCTAATTATTCTCTCCTGATGATCGGGGTGTTCTTCACACCGTTCGTGCCAAGTCTTAATGTGTTTCACAGCTTCTCTGCTCATGCTTCCCTCGCTTTCAGCATGGCGTCTGCCATCATGTAAGCCTGCTTCGCGGTGACATCAAAATAATTTCCCTGCACCAGTGCTTGCATTGCCTTTGCCGCAAAGTAATCGCGCAGGGTCATTCCAGTTTCATTAGGCCACTGCGTCCTTGGAAACGCTGGCCCTCCTGTTTTTTTGCTCATGGCACCACACGCCATCTGCATAGCTTCTCTGCTCATGTGTTCTTCTCCTTGAGTTTTTCTTCGATAGATTCCGCAAAATCCAACACGTTCTGATGTGCATAGCAAATGTGAAACTCCACAGCACTGCCACTCTTTGCTTTGTTGCATTTCCAGATTTCATCTGCCGTCAGCCCCACCCATTCACGCTTTGTCTCCAGTGCTTGGCGCAGGGCGTCCATTGCACCATCGATCTCCGCTGGCAGGCAGATGGCGTTTTCACCAATACTCAACTTGTTGATTTCCACCAAAGCCTCTAGCGCCATCTGCATAGCTTCTCTATCCATGATTCTTCTCCCGCAGCTTGGCTTCAATGGCTCTTGCAAAAGTCGTATCAGTCCAATCCGCAGTCCAATCTCGGTTATGACGAACGCTGTTTATTTCCTCATCCGTCAGACCAACCCATTCATGTTTACATTTCACCGTTTCATCGACACGTTCTTGCGATGTGTCGTCAGCATCAACAAGTGCTTGGCGAAGGGCAGTGATGGCTTGCTTTTTGTTAATAAGCCAAGCAAGACTTGTTGGATCACTCTCCAGCGCCTCAAGCGCCTGCTTCATAGCTTCTCTGCTCATGCTTTACCCTCATCAAAATCAAACCACTCATGGATTTCATTCATTACTTCATTGCAGATGGCTTGATTTATTTCGTAACGCTCAGGTATAGGGTTGTACTTGTATGCTTGGTTGTGACCAAGTATCACGCCGTTAACAATGCACCGCTCAAGTAATTGCATAAATTTTGGTTTCATTTCTTTATTCGCCTCAGCTTGGCAGCAATGACCACACCTTGGACACTCAAAATCATCAAGGTATGACTTAGTTTTTTGATACATGTTGTGATCACCACTCATGATTAAACTGACTCCTTGTAATTCACCAACACTTGTAGGCATTCCCACTGTCCCAAAGTGAATGAAACAACACGATTGTTTATGGTGACATCAAACCCTTCACCATTGTGCCACTCACAGACTTCCATAAAGTCATCTGCACTAGCAAATGTATCGTACGGTTTAAGTTCAGTGAACTTGGCTTTTCGTGTGTAAGTATCTACAGTCATTCTTCAACTCCGAAATCTTCTTTCAATTGCTCGACAGCATCACATCCAAGACCATAATCTTCAGCCTTGCTGATAACTTCAGCAGCAATCAACTCGGCAAACTTTGGCAAACTAGCATTATGATTCCCCGCCCAGCCGATACCTTCATCTTTGATGTATTGAAATCCAGCCTGTTCAGCAAGTTCCTTGATTCTTGTGTTCATTCTTTAACTCCTCTAGCTTCTCGTTGTAGTAATCACGATAAATACCTGCACATATAAATCCTACAAACACTGCAGTTAGGGCTATCAAAAGTAGCTTTGCATCTATGTAGGCAAAGATACCAAACAATACAATAGGCACTAGATACCCTAGCAATACCTTGATTGCATACCACCTTGCCTGATTTTCAATACTTTTATTCATGAGAAGTACACTCCAGTGGAATAATCAAACTCTGCATGGATGATTCGGTGTATACCATTGATCTTATTCTTTACAATGTTCAAGTGCCTCTGCCCATCATCTCCATCTGTAGAGTCCTGCAATGGAGGATTACGTGCAATTAAAATCATTAGGTCACTCTCTCCTGCAAGTCCTGTCTTACTACCTTCGATCATGGCTTGAGATAGAACGATCTTACCTTCAGCCTCAGCAGATAACTGTGTGCAATAAACTACAAGGCAACCGTACATCTTCCCAATGTTTCTTGCATACACTGCATTGGCTTTAAGTACTGCAGGATCTTGAGTAGATGCACCATCTTCAGCGAACTTAGATCCAATGTCAAGCACTACAATGTCAGGCTTGTGTGTCTTGATCACTGACTCTGCCCATCGCATGGTCTTACCTGTAGCATCTACAAACTTTATATTATCTTTTATGGGATCATAAAGCCTGTGTGCCTGTGCCTTGTCAGCAGCTATCTGTGTCATGGTCATACCTGTAGCTGCTGTCATGTACCTGCTAGCCACTCGCTCTGGTTTCTCCTCATTGCACAAGACTAGTATACGTGCTTCTTGTGATGCCCATCCATGGGGTGAGGCACATAAGGTACTGTGAAAGCTTGACTTACCCACGTTAGATCTAGCACCGATCACAAACAGCATACCGTTGTCTAAGCCTTGCACTGAATTAAACAATGAAGGTATGTTGAATCTCCACTTGGTATTGCTAGCTGCCTTTTGTAACAGGTTATCAATGCTATTGTCTACGTAATTAACTCTTATCTGTGGGGTGAAATCATCCTGATAGTTATCAAGGATCTGCCTCAGTGGTTCCATGGTGCTCTGTTCACCATTCACATACTGGAATCCTAGGTTAGCTACCTCCTCACCTACTAGCTGTCTGAACAGGTTACTGATTATTTTCTGTGCTACATCTGCACCCATGGCAGAACTTCCATGTATCTTTTTAAACTCAAGATGCATGGCATGTTTCTGTGCCGTTGTAAGTGTGGGATTCTCGGTGAAGTACAGAGCCTCTAGTTCCTCTGGAGTTATGTCCCGTTGGTACTCTTCCATGGCACTGTCAATGAGTTGTTTTATCTTGCGTAGATCCTTGCTAAAGATCTTGTCGGGACACTTAGCCCCTCGTGTTTCATCGTAGAAATCTTTATCGAGTAGGCTCTTCAGTAAGGCATGTTCCATCTTTACTCTCAATCAATGAGTGGACACGTTGCATGTCCTGGGGTTGGCGATATTTCAAGTCATCATACAGCTTCAATGCATATGCGTCAATGCCATGTGACTTGAGTTCTCTGGTGTATGCAACAGTCTTAGCCATTGCATCGGGGTCAAGTGCCACTATGACACGTGAGTAACCTTGTAGTTGCTCAATGTGTTCCCTAAGTAAGGCTGTCCCCATGATAGCGAATCCTGTGCATTGAAAGTGCAATGCTTGGGTAGCTGAAACACAGTCTTCAACGAGGATAATTGTAGAACTTTCCCCGCAAGTGTACGCTCTGCGAGAATTGCCATACCTTTTCCACTTCGGGGTACGGCGAACAGATGGTGCATTAAAGATCCTTCCACCCCCCTCTGGGGAATAATGTCTTCCGACAGCATCAACCATCTTACCTCTGTCCATGACTGTAAATACAATTCGACTATCTCGGATATCGAAGCGTAGTTCCACGGTGTCGGGGATACAGTTCTGCCTACGAAATGTTTGAATGTGTTCATGGTCTTTAACGATCCATTCAGGTAGTACAAAGGGTATATCTTCTTTATCTTTACTGCCATGTATAAGTTTACGTATATCTTCTACACGTAAACCTACACCTAACTTACCTCTCAATGTACAGCTATTAGCATAACAATTCCATACAAGTGTACCGTTATCATTAGTAACTGTAAATGTATTCTTTCTACTACACACTGGACATGTACTTCTATATGTTTGACCTATGTATAAATCTAAATTAGATACATAGTCTTTTATATTAATCATTTAAATGTACACTGTCCGTGTTGGTGAAGCGAAGCTTAGCAGCATTTTTAGCACTTGTCAAAGTGTTCTTCATGTAAGGGGTTACTGAACCAGGACTTACATGTCCTGTCACTGACATGATTTGTGGTAACGAAACACCTGCATCGACCATCTCCATCGTGCCTGTCCTTCTCATATCCATAATCTGTAGCTCTTCAGGTAACCCTGCCTTACGTATCACTTTCCTTGCCACGAGTGCCAATTGAAACTTATCGTAAGGCTTGTTAAAGATCCTATTGCTATGGCACTGAGGAGCTACATAATCTGTGCCTACTTCCTGCTTCTGCTGCACTAACATCTCATGTAACTCCTCCGTTGTAGGTAACTCTACCCTAGCCCTACGCTTTGACTGCTCAAGTGATAGTACTTTAGTATCAAAATTGTAGTTAGTCCACTTAAGATTGGACATATCCCCAAGTCTCTGACACCACTCGTATGCCATCTGAACTATCAATCCCACAGAACGGGTATTAAACGAGCTATAAGCCACGTTTAGGAAGCGGGTGATATCCTCCCTAGTCCAGACTACTTTGCGTGGCTTGTGGGGCCTTCTAAGTACCTTGCTGAAGGGATTTATCTCACAGTATCCCAGACGTATGGCATGATTGAATACTACAGAGGCAGCTGACATGGTGTGATTAGCAAAAGGTACACCTCTCTCAGCCCAAGTGTTGTATGCACGTTGGGCTAAGGGTGTAGTAAGTGTTTGTAGGTACATAACCTCTACCTTCCTGCCCATGAGAGGTGTCTGTAAGAAAGTGTTAAGACAGTACCGATAATCTTTCTGTGCTTGTGGAGAGAGTGATCGGTACTCAAGTGACTTGTAGTACTGCTCTACTGCATCAGCTATCCGTGTTCGTTTGGCTTGCCTCATGTGATTGCCTACCCCAATTGTTGAATACAGTTGATAGGAACTTCATACGTTCTTTCTTAGACTCAGGCTGCGTAATGACAGCTTCTTCGGGTACATAGTCGGGCACTGTCCATGCCCACTTAGTACCTACCTTAACTGCAATGACCATGTTTTGCTTACGCATGTACTGTAATACAGCTACTACACGGGCATGTGGTACTTTAAACTTCTTTTGTAGATCGATAGCAGTTAATGGTGTGGCAGTTACAGCTTGTATGATTTGAGTGTGGTTCATCCTTCACCCCTTCCGTACTCGGCTTCGCCCCTTGCTCGTATGGCGGCGGCGCATCTCTCAATCGTTGGCAGATGCGTCAATGCTTCTGAATCTTTTGGCAAAGGAATATCCTCACACACCTTCGCACACGCCTCACGCTCTTGTGCAATCGCCTTGTTCCAGATAGCAAGTGCCAGGGCTGTATAAACATTCTGCGGGCCTTTAGCGCATAACTCCATGTCGAGATGGGTGACGTTTAAGTCTTTGTCAACTCGTGCCCATTCGGTTGTTGGATGAGCGAACACATGCGCTTCTGGTTCTTGATTGCTCATTATGAAACGTATACGCTCAACAGGCTCACCCATCACCAGCGGCGCAGACGCATCCGGTGGAGTGCCGATACCCACATTCCCGTCAGCGTGGTAGGTAAGATCAACCCGCTGCCACTCAACCACTTCCTGCCCGTCTTTAATTGCCTTAATCATTTTGATTTCCCCTGCGAATGGATATATGTTCATATGTTTCCCCTTGCTCGTATGGCAACAAGTAGATCATCTGTGCAGCACACCCCATCGCTATCTGAGTTGTCGTTCACGATGGCTATCACGGCCTCACGCTCGTTTCTTATGCGCTCTTCAATTTGCCACTCAAGCTCTTTCAGCAAGTCCTCCACGGTGTCGCCGTGGCCGGTTGCGTAGCCTTGTCGCATCATCCATGCGGCAACTTTTTCACGCTCGGCAGCAGCAATGAGGGCAGCGAAGCGTGTTACAGAACTTAATGGCTTTTCGTCAGATCCGTAAGCTAATCCAGCCTCCCTAGCCATGCGGATGATGTCTTCTCTGTTCATCCTTCACCTCTTAATATATCTGCAGCTTTCTTCATGCCATACTTCTCCAATACATTGATGCAATTAGTTAGCCTATCTTCACTAGCTTCATAGGCAATTGCTTCAGCAAAATCTACAAGGGATTTATTGGCATAGATAGATCCCACATGGGTGTACCTAGCGATACGAACGAAGTCATCTGTGTTCATATTAACTCCTCACTCCAAGTGAAAGACACTAGCAATAGCCTCTGCACATGCCAGTGCTACCTCTACATGCTCTTTCTGTGTACCATTCTTAGTGCGTAGGTCTAGGTAATGTAACCAACTACGCAATGTACCGTTCATATACATCCTAGATTCCATCATGCCTTCGGGTAACACAGACCTTGCAACTTCCTTAGCTAACCCATGCTTGATAGCCCAGTTGTAGGCATCCAATGCTGCATGTTTCACTGCGAGTTGGTGGTACTCCCAGACTTCTTGCAATCTTTTGTCATTAGTTTCAATAGAATTCTGTCGGTTAGATTTGTCTTGTAGCCTTGCTTCTCTAAGTACAAATGCGAGTTCTTTAGTTGGGTCAGCATATCGTTGGCTAAACTCTTGGAAGCTAAAGGATCTATGTCTGAGGATCTGCCTTGCAATGTCTCTGGTGGTAGTGATTTCAAGGCAGAGGTTGACCATCTCGAAAGGCGACCAGTGCTTATGTTCAATGAGGTACTCCAGTAGTTTGTCTGCGGTTCTGCTGTTGAATTGATTGGATGGATTCGAGACACGAGCGCAGTACGCAACCAATTCCTTAATCGTTTGGGGATGTCCTGTATAAACGCCATCGTCATCTACAAATGCTCCTGTGTTTACATATGTATACGAAATCAATTTAACTTTCATCAATAGGTTCCTTATAAAACTGCGGTATGACATACACCTTATTAATATTTTTAGCTTTCTCAAAGTCTATGGTCTTTGCCTCATAATCAATACCACAAAACAATGCGAAGTCAGCTAGTGTTCTTACTGTACCTAGACCATATGCACCTAAATCCTTTCCGTGATAAAGCATATCTGCCATACGTTGATCAGCTTGTTTTGCAAACTCCCACCAGGGCACAGTGCGTTGTTCATTCTCTCCATCAGTCCAGTGTCTAGCCTCTGTCTCTCTTCCATAGTAGTGATACAAAGGCACATAGGGTGGGTGTATAAGATCCCAACCGTGTGTCCATGCCCTCACTGCAAGTGTCTGCTCTTCACCTAAAAAGTATAGGTTAGGATCATAGGGTACTTCACGGGCGAACTGACTGAAGCTAAATATAAAACCACCTGCTATGTGGTGTGCAAGTATGTTGTCTTTAATACTATGGAATGCGGAAGCAAACTCAATAGCAGGTGTGTTATCTTTAAGTGTCACACCTTCCTTGGGAAAGATATGAATGAGATCACTCGACTGTGCTACAGATACAGGTATCTTATCCTTAAACTCAAAGGCACGTGGGTAGGAAGTGTACACACGCTTAAGATTCTTAACGACAGGTGCATGTAGCATACGTATGCAAAAGTCATCCCACCCTCGCTCAAACCACGTATGTGAATCTATCTGCATGAAGTACCTTTCATCTGCTAGCAGTGTTTGTGTCACTGCTCTAGCCCAACATGCACCCCTAGCATCCATAGTATGTATGTGTACATACTTGATCTGCTTGTGGAAAGGTAGCTTATTCAATCTTACATGCTGTGGATACGGCGATTGATCAAAGATACCAAAGACTAACTGGTCTTTGTGTGTAGCTTTATCGTAGGCATCTTTCACCGTAAACCACAACAAAGGATCATTATAGCTAGCAATGCTAATGAATAGTTTATTGTTCACAATAATGATTAGTCAGTGTAGATAGCAAGCCTTTGTATCTGTGCCTGGGTAAGCATAGCGTACTTCTCCTTCCTACGAGTAGCTTCCTTGACTACAATTGCATCGGGTTCAATGCCTACCTTCTCCACAAATGCAGGTGTCTGTGGATTAGTCTCTTCAATCCTGTACACATGTCCTTGCATGTAATCCTCTAGGATCATACCCATATCCATGAGTTCATCGTACCTGTAGGTATGATAGGGCACACGTTCATTGGCTGCAGATGGGAAGTAGCAAAGCATGGTTTTATAAGACACTTCAGGTACATGTGTATCGGGTACTTTAAAGGTAGCTACACCGTACTTACCACCACGTTCTGCTACTTCATCCTCAGCTAATGCCATAGCCTTCGCTTGGTCATCACCTAAGTAAACTACGTACCAGTGGTTATTAGTCTGTCCAAATCGGTATGCTACGGACAGGTAATTATGCTTCATCGTTGGTGTTGGTGTGCTTTGGGGTGTATTGATCTGGGACATAGATAGAATTCCTTGTTTCATAAATGCCACCAAAGGCAGTGGCTCTAACACGTAGTACAGTGGAAGTTCTTGTGATACCTTCACCATACTTGGGATGATCTAATGCATACACAGATATGTGATCATCATCTTCCCAATGTGCAGATCCTTGTCTGTATCTCACAATGCTTTTGCTATCCTTCTGTGTAGCACTCCATTGGTACTCTTTGTCCATCTTAATCGCATTGTTAATTGCTTCCTTCAGTGCCCATGAAAGTAAGGTAGATGTCTCCTCACTTGTCATGTCCAAGGTCAGGGTAACACTGCCATCTTCATGCTCTACAATACTCGCTACTTCAGCCATTAATTTTCTCCTGTATTTAATACAACCCTATTGAATGTCTTACCATCTTTGTTTCGTGAGTAACAAAAGTAATCACCCCGATCATTTAGTTCACGTACCAAGTGTCCCTCCGTAGGCTTACACAGATTACGTGCTACACGTTCGGATACATTCTTATTGTCAGCTTCAATTAAGAAAAAGACAATGAGACAGATACATGAGGCAACTAATATTACCTGCATGGATGAGAATATAAAATCAAACATCCTGCTTAGCATCTTCAATCTCCTTTTTAATAAGCTTTTCTTGCAACTGCTTACGCTTATCCTTGAGTACACGAAGACGGTACTTAGGTGTACGTAAGTCCTTTGCTACTGGGTTACGACTACGCCTATGTCCCGTCTTCATGTCTACTCTCCTATGCAGCTAGCAATTCAGGCATAAACCTAGTCTGGAACTCTTCACCACGAATCACAGACTCGATGTCCTGCTCGATACGGATACGCTTGGTAGCTACATCAGCAGTGCGTGATTCCACGTGAGTACTGATGTGAGTGAGAGTATTGTACAAATGATAACTATTCTCACCTAGGATATTGTAGCTATCGTGAATACCTACGATACGATCTAACCACTTCTTGTTAACCTTCGTACCTGTCTTGGTTGGATAGGTAGCTACGTTACGCTCAAGGAAATCAATGGCATCTGCACGTTGAACCTTGACACCCTGCATCAAGCGCATGACCTGTGCATCTTTCAGCAATTGGTCAGGGAACTTGGAAGCAATCTTACCTACGGTATCTGGATCACTGTAAGTAGTGTGCTTCTGTACAATACCAACTGCCTCACGTGGTGCAATCATACCGTTCAGGCAAGCTAGGCGATAGATCATAGCCCTGATCTGCCTACGGATTGACTGGTCATGTGAGTCACGGAAACTCATGGTCATCTTGGCAGGTTCACCAAGCACTTGTTCGTACTGGTAACGCTTCAGTACGATCTGTGCTTCCATGGCTGCACCTTCCTTGATGACATTGAACTTGACCTCGGCCTCGGACGTATCCAGACCTGAGTGCAGTAACCCCTCACGGAAACTGTCCCATACCTTGCTGAAGTTCTGGGGATTGTGAATGGACTTACCGTTACCAATAACGGTGTCTGTGTTAGGATTGACTACCCAGTACTGGTTACGGATAGCTACACCATTACGGATCTGAGGCTCACGCACTGGATCGAAGTCAAGGATCTGTGGAAGTGCGGGAAGTACGGTGTCGAGTGTTGCGTTCATGCTAGTTCCTTGTTAATAACGGTTGTGAGTTTACGAACGGTTGTAAATGGATGCGTTTTTGGTAAATCTGGTACGGATAAATGCTGTTTACTTCAATCGGTATGTGGTACTTGTCACATAGGTATTGCAGGAAACTGAATGGTGGTTTGTTAATGGATTCAAACGATAGCCACAGTGCCTCACCTTCATGTAGTGGTACAGGTGATTCTTGCATGTACCAGCGAGTGATTGTCTTGGTAGGGCAATCGATCACTGGGTTCCAAGCTAGTAGTTTGAATGGCTCACTGGTTTTGAATGCCTCCATGATGGGTTGATAGGTGATTGGGTTAGCCTGGAATACAACATTGCTGTGTACCCAATCATGTTCCTTGATGTCACAAGCACCCCCATACTTAGTGTAGCTACGGGCATGGGGATGATTGTCGATTACGATTTCGGTGACCAAGTGCGATAGACTCCTTTAACGGGTGTGAATCTGTGCCAGTACAATGAAAGCTTACCCATGTGGATAGCGTTGAAGTCTGTAGTGGGATCGGCTATGAGAACAGAAAATCCTCTGCTCTTCTTCGCTCTTTTACGGATAATGATGGGTAAACCGAGGAACTTAGTGCGTTTTTCATAGTATCCCATTGTGTTTGCTCCATGTTAATGTGCCATTTGCGATT